TTCTTTAAAATCTAAGTTAGGTATAGACCAAAGGCAGAAGATATTCAACGACTTTTTAAAACAGCGTAATGTAACTAAGAGAGCAGAAGCACCTTTAGATTTTGGTAAGACTTTTGCTGAGATGCCTGAGTTTAAGAAAGGTAAAGAAGATGAGTTTCTTAGTGCTATACCTGATAAGTTTAGAGGGTATGCCGAAGCACTTATGGTAGGTGGAGTTAAACCTAGACTACCACAGTTTGCATTGGAGACAGGTGAGGACGCTATTGTTTTAAAAGAATTGCTAGAGCAATACTATACAGCTAACCCTGATAAAATAGATGTAAAAGGAGTTGTAGTTGAAATTGATGAAGCACTAGATTTTGATTATGAATCACTAGGACAAGATATAAAAGACATCGAGAAAAGCGAACTAGATAAACAAATTAGACAACAAAGTTTGAGAGACCAAGGACACGCTTTATCTTTAAATATAATAGAAAATGTAGAAGAAGCTAAGAAATCTGGTTATGGTACTGTGTCTGTATCTAAATTAAAGAACTCCTTCCAACAACTTCTTACAGTAGCTGATGCTTATAGGAAAATAGGTAGAGGTACTGCTCAGTCTTTACAAGCTAGACGAGAAAACTTCAGAAGAAAAAAGATAGGTTTATCTGAAACAGAGTCAGAAATAGAAGGTTTAAGGAACGAGTTTGTTAACAACTCAGGTAATATGAAACCTGAGAAAATGGTAAAAAGAATAGAAGAAATAATAGACCCTAATGATTTAGATGGAAGTTTTGCAGGTCTATTTAAGTTAGCTAAAAAGGCACAAGGTAAGAGTTTCTTGGATATGCCTACCGAATACTGGATGAACTCTATACTTAGTGGACCTAGAACGCAGATGGTTAATGTCGTAGGTAACAGCTTAACTCAGGTTATGACCACTTTAGAAACTGTGGCAGGTGGTATCGTTAGTGGTAACTTAGACATTGTCAAAGCTTCTTTAGCTTCGTGGTCAGACGGTGAGATGTGGAAAGAGGCAGCGAAGTTTGCTAAACAAGCTTTTAAAGAACAGGAAAACATATTAGACCCAACAAATCGTGCTTTTGAAGAAAGTGCTAGAGGAGCTATTACAGGAGAGCGTGTAGCAGATAGTTTCATGGGTCGCTTTGTAAGTGAAAAAGGTTTACGCAGTAAGGAAGCTATAGATGCTTACGGTAACTTTATTCGACTTCCTGGTAGACTTCTTCTTACTACTGATGAGTTTTTTAAACAAATCGCTTATCGCAGGGCTGCTAGATTAAAAGCAGCTATGTCAGGCATAAACCAAGGAATAATTGATCCGAAGAAGTTAGCTGACCACATAAATAGTACAGTAGATAAAGTAGTAACAGAGGGTGGTAGAGTTATGTCGGAAGAAAGTCTTGTCAGAGAAGCTTCTAAGATTGCTGATAGTAAAGGTTTAAAAGATAAACAAAAAGCAGATTTCATTATTGATTATAAAAATGAAAACTTTAACGAAGGTGCTTCAGCTTTATCTCAATATGCAGCAGACGAAGCTCAGTATCTAACATTCACAAAAGAGTTACAAGAGGGAACATTAGGTAAAGGTTTACAGAACTTAACAAATCAAATACCGTTTCTGAGACTTGTTCTTCCTTTTGTTAGAACTCCAACTAATATTCTTTCATTCGCCTTTGAGCGTACCCCTGGAGTTTTTATGCCTGGCGTATTAAAAGAAGAGCGTTCTAGGTTAATCTCTGATTTAAAGAGTGATGATCCAGTAGAAAAATCAAGAGCACTAGGTAAGATGTTAACAGCAACTTTAACAGGAGGTACTCTAATAGATGTAGTTGCTAATAATAGAGAGTTTATAACTGGAGGAGGTCCGAAAGATGAGAAGCAGAAAGCATCTTTATTAGCAACAGGTTGGAGACCTTACAGTATAAAAATAGGAGATACTTACTATAGTTACCAAAGATTAGACCCTATAGCTACTATTATAGGAACTGCTGCTGATATTGTGGATACAGGTTTTCGGTCACCCAGAGGTTTTAACGATTCTAAACTTGAACACGGTTTTGCTGCTTTAACATTAGCTTTAACAAGGAACGCTACTAATAAATCATATTTAGCTGGTATTCAAATGTGGAGTAATGCTTTAGGAGACCCTGATCGATACCTTGAAAAACTAGGCAGAAATTACGCAGGTTCTTTTGTTCCTAATGTCCTTTCACAAATGCAGGACTATGACACGCAAGTGATGAAAGAAGTAAACTCTTGGAAGGATGCGGTAATAAGAAAACTACCTTATGGTCGAAGAGGATTAGACAGTAAGAGAAACATATTAGGAGAAGAACTTATAGCTGAACAATCTCCTGAATACCTTGGTGTTATAAATCCTATTTCTTCCTCAACAGCTAAAAGTGATCCGATTATAAATGAGATGGCGAGTCTTAAACACGCTTTTAGACAGTTAGTTCCTAAGTTAGGTTCAATAAATTTACTAGACTATGAAAACACCAAAGGTCAATCAGCTTATGACAGACAGTTAGAACTTTTAAAAACTGTAAAAGTAGGAGGTTCAACCTTGAGAAGAACATTAGGTAAGTTAATTAAATCAAAAGCATATCAAAATTTACCTACTGAGTCCTTACCTGGATTGCCTAGTCCTAGAATTGATAAGATCACAAGTGTTTTAACTAGGTTTAAAAAGGCATCAAGAAATAAAATGTTAAAAGAGTTTCCTGAACTAGATCAAGAATACTCTGCTTTGACAGGAGCACAATCAGCTTTTAAAAGAGGTGTCAGCAGACAAGAAGTGCTTGAACTTTTACAACAAACAAATTAATAATAGATTACCATGGCTAATACATTCGTAGACTACACAGTTGGAGCAGGTCAAACAGACTTTGCATTTTCTTTTCCTTATCTTGATGACACTCATGTAGTTGTACAGCTAGACGATTCAACAGGTGCTTCTCCAGGAGGTAAGTTTTATACTGTTTCTACGGGAGATTATTCTATTATTACATCTCCCTCTGCTCTTATTAGGTTTTCTTCTGCTCCTGAGACTGGTGCTAGAATAAGAATCAAAAGAGACAGTGCATCTAATACTGCTCTTGTAGACTTTGAGAATGGTAGTGTACTCACTGAAGTAGAACTAGACCGTGCTTACTTACATAACCTATATCTTAACGAAGAGATTGAAGAGGGTAGTGGTAAGAACACAATGACTAAGAACTCTGATGGTAACTTTGAAGCTGACTTAGCTAAGATAGTTGACCTTGCTGATCCTACCGCAGCACAAGATGCTGCTACTAAGAACTATGTAGACACTAGAGGTTTACAAGACTTTGACGGAGCGAACACAACTTCAGATGTTAACCTTAACAATAACAAGCTTACTAATGTAACAGACCCTGGTTCTAATCAAGATGCTGCTACTAAGAACTATGTTGATACACAAGATGCTTTACAAGTTACTAAGGCAGGGGATTCCATGTCAGGTGATTTGGCAATGGGTGGTAACGATATTACAGGTGTTAACAGTGTAAGAGATTTAATTGCACCAGCAGCAGGTAGTCACGCTACTAATAAAACTTATGTAGACGCTGGAGATGCTGACCAAGTTAACAAGACTGGTGATTCTATGACTGGTCCGTTAGCAATGGGGAATAATAAGATCACAGGTCTAGGTACTCCCACAGCAACAGCTGATGCCACTAATAAATCTTATGTTGATGCTGAGATTGCTACTACTTTAGCTACAGGTACAGCAGGTGGTCCTATCGATACTGCTAACATTGCTGATGATGCAGTCACTGCTGATAAGCTTGCTAACACTGCTGTGACTCCTGGGTCTTACACTGCTACTAATTTAACAGTAGATGCACAAGGTAGGATTACAGCTGCTGCTAACGGTAGTGCTTCTCCTACTGCTGCTGAGGTTAAAACTCTTTACGAGAGCAACGCTGACACTAATGAATTTGATGACGCTGAACAAACTAAGCTTGCAGGTATTGCGGCTGGTGCAACCGTTAACTCTAGTGATGCTACTTTACTAGCAAGAGCTAATCACACAGGTACTCAAGCCTTATCGACTATTAGTGACGCAGGTACTGCTGCTGCTAATAATACAGGAGATTTTGCTACAGCGGCTCAAGGTTTGTTAGCAGATAGTGCAGTACAGAACGGTGACAGTAGCATAGCACTGACTAGCACCACAGGTAATGTGAACATGGAAATAGGTGGGGCTACTGGTTTTAAAGCTTTTATTGATTTAAAAAACCCTAGCACTGATGATTATGATGTAAGACTTATAAGTGATGATGGTACATTGGATACTGTTCATACTTCAAGAGCGAGGATTGAGGGTCATAATTCATTAGGGTTGTGTGCTGGCGATACATCAGGTAGTGTTCCTATTCCTGAACTTGTTACAATTACATCAGGCTGTGTTGGACTAGGTTTAGTTCCTGATGAAACGGATACATTCGGATCTAGTGATAAATATACAGGACAAGTAAAGGATGGTTTTAGAATATTTCACGATGATGGAGTAGCTAAGTTAAAACTTTTAACAAGTAAGACAGGAGGTGGAGGTGCTTCTATAACATTACAATCAACTACCGCACCTGCTACAAACGAAGGTTATTATAGTATATTCACAGGTTCTGCTAATGGTATCTTTAATATTATTAATGAAACCACACAAAACGGATTAACGCTTGATAACACAGGAGCTTTAAGTGTAGACGGTGCTTTATCAAAAGGTTCAGGTTCTTTTAAAATAAATCATCCTTTAAAACCTGATACACATCATTTAGTTCATTCTTTTGTTGAAGGTCCAAAAGCAGATTTAATCTACAGAGGTAAAGTATCTCTTGTAGATGGAGTTGCTCAAGTAAACATAGACACAGCTAGTGGTATGACCGAAGGTACTTTTGTAGCACTTTGCACTGATGTTCAATGTTTTACTTCTAACGAATCCGATTGGGATGCAGTTAAAGGAAGTGTGGTTGGAAACATATTAACTATTAACTGTCAGGACTCTTCTTCAACTGCTACAATCTCTTGGATGGTGGTAGGAGAAAGACAAGACCAGCATATGTTAGATACAAATTGGACAGATGAAAACGGTAAAGTAATCGTAGAACCTGCTAAGTAAATGGCTGAACAACTCTCACACTTTCTCGACACTGCACTAGCTGTTATACTAGGAGTCATTGGTTGGATGATTAAAAAGCTTACTGATCGTTTAGAAAAGGATGAAGAACGATTAACAAAGATTGAAGTGGAACTTGCTACGCAAAGAGAACGAGACACTGCTGTGGAGAATCGTATGAGTGGACTTGAATCCACTGTTAAAGAGATTAACGGTAAACTGGATAGAATGATGGAGATATTAATGAAACGATGAGTAAGATATGTCCAAAAGGAATAGCTTGGGCTAAACGCACATTTGATAAGTATCCATCTGCTTACGCTAACATGGCTGCTTCTAAATACTGCAAAGACCCTAAGTACGGAAAAGGTAAGAAGCGTAAACTATCTATTAAAAAGAAGAAGTAGTTATGGGTGAGTTAGCTAAATGGAGAGCACAGAATTGGGTGCGTATAGGATCAGATGGTAACATTAAAGGTGCTTGTGGTACTTCTAAGAACAAAAAGAATCCTGATAGATGTCTACCTATGTCAAAAGCTAAGTCCCTATCTAAATCACAACGAGCATCTACAGCTAGAAAGAAAAAAGCAGCAGGGGCAAAAGGTAAACAATTTGTTAGTAATACACCAGCAGCCAGAGTATCACTTAAAATAAGGAAGGATAAATAATATGCCATACGGAAAATACACACCTAAACAGAAGAAACTTGCAGCAGTTGCAGGAGATAAGAAAAAGATTACACAAGCTGACATAATCACATTAAAGCGTAGGGGTATGTCGATTAAGAAAAAGAAGAAATAAAGATGAAATGTAAGTGCGGTTGTAAGCGTAAACTTTCTATAAAGAAAAAGAAGAAGAAATGAAGCGTAAAGGAGTATCACTATCTCTAGGTAGAGGTGAGAAGTCTCGTAAGGGTGGTCTCACTGCAAAGGGCAGGGCTAAGTATAACAGAGCTACTGGGTCTAATTTAAAAGCCCCTCAACCTGGAGGTGGTCCTAGAAAGCGTAGCTTCTGTGCTCGTATGAGTGGTAACAAAGGACCAATGAAAGATAGTAAAGGTAGACCCACTAGAAAAGCTTTAGCCCTTAGAAGGTGGAAGTGTTAACAACTTATGAAAACACGAGAAGAACTAGGTAACTTACACATCCTTTTAACAGATACTTTAAGTAAAGGTATTCAACTGATGAGTGCCACTGAAGAGTATAACCCTGCTTTACTTAACTGTGCCAGACAACATTTAAAAGATAACGATGTAGTTCTTATGAGTGGTAAAGATACTCCACTTAATGATCTACTGGGAGAAGTCCTACCTTTTGAAGACAAACCTGAAGAAAGAGTAGTTACAAAGTAATAACAGTAATAACAACACCGAAGAGAGAGAAAGAGTTGAAGCATGAGTATTGAAAAGCTTAAACAACTCAAGGACTTCCGTAACTTCTTATATGTAGTTTGGAAACACTTGAACCTACCTGATCCTACACCACTACAATACGATATAGCTGACTTCATGCAACACGGTCCTAAACGATCTGTTATCATGGCGTTCCGTGGTGTAGGTAAGTCTTGGATATGTTCAGCTTATGCTGTTCATCAACTCCTACTAGACCCCACTAAGAACATACTTGTTGTATCTGCGTCTAAGAACCGTGCTGATGACTTCTCCACCTTTACCTTGAAAATCATACACGACATTCCTGTTCTTCAAGGACTCATCCCTAAGAACGATCAAAGGTTCTCTAAGATAGCTTTTGATGTAGGACCTGCACCTGCTGCTCACGCACCTTCTGTTAAGTCTCTAGGTATATCCTCTCAGTTAACAGGTAGCCGTGCTGACATCATCATTGCTGACGATATAGAAGTACCTAACAACTCTGCTACTCAAGGCATGAGAGATAAGCTAGATGAACAAGTAAAAGAGTTTGAAGCTATTATAAAGCCCTTAGACACCTCTAGGATTCTATTCCTAGGCACACCGCAGTGCGAGGATTCAATTTATAACAAACTGCGTGAGAGAGGCTATGACGCTCGTATATGGACCTCTGAGTACCCTAGTGAGGATTTAGTGCTCAAGAACTACGACAATGATATAGCTCCTTTTATTACTGAACAGATAACAGAAGAGACAGTAGGACACACTACAGAGCCTCTTAGGTTCTCTGATTTAGACCTGGAAGAGCGTAAGCTATCTTATGGGCGTACTGGGTATGCTTTACAGTTCATGCTTAATCCCAGGCTATCGGACGCTGATAGATATCCGTTGAAGATTAACGATCTTATTATAACAGATATTGATAACGACTTAGCTCCTGAGAAGATTATATGGTCCAGTGATCCTGATAACGAAAATAAAGACCTTCCCAATGTAGGACTAGGTGGGGATCGAT